GCAGACTCCATCCAGAACGGTAGAGCATCAGGGGCCATTGCAAGCGACCTGACAATCATGAAGCGGTGGAACACCATGCGCGATCCGAAGGTACGCGAGACGCACGAATACCTCGAATCAATGGTCGTTCCGGCTGACGACGACTTCTACACATTCGACGGCGACCATGCTCCGTATCCAGGGGCATTCGAGAAGACAGAGAACAATGCAAATTGCCGCTGTCTGCTCACATATGAGGCTGTTTGAGCCGCAAGGCTTTTAAACATATATGCGCCAGGGAAGGCGCTTAACAAATTCCGCAAAGACAGACAAGTCGAAAAAACAGACCAACATGCAGAGGGAACTGCTCAAACGCAAGGAGGACGACCATGAGTTTTTTATCCGATCTACTTGGAAGCGCTTATCACGAAGGCATGACAGAAGACGATATTTCCTCGGCTCTGGAGGCCGCCGGAGTAGGGAATGGCGCATCCGAGATCACCAAGCTGAAGAATCTGCTGTCAAAGGCGAACAGCGAAGCCGCAAGTTACAAAAAGCAGTTGAGAGACAAACAGACTCCCGATGAAGCGGAAGTAGCCGCCCAGAAGGAAGCTTACGATGCGCTCATTGCGGAGCGCGATGGACTGCTTGCCGACAAAAAGACTCTCCAGAGGACGATCAGCATTGCGGAACAGACTGCCAAGCTTGTTGGAATCGGATATGACTCGGCTCTCGCAACTGAGACTGCCACAGCGATGATTGACGGCGACACTGCCAAAGTCATCGAAAACCAGTCGAAGGTTATGGAGGCCGTCCGAAAGAATGCGGTTGCAGATAGGCTGCGCGGAATGCAGCAACCTGCACCTGGCGCATCATCTGGCGGCGTTGACTACCAGAAGAAGATTGACGAAGCAAGAGCGTCTGGTGATTGGGCGGCAGTCGCGTATTACACGCGAGTGTCCGAACAGGACGCGCAGAACCAAGAGTAAATAAAGGAGGCCTACTATGGCAGTAGCTACATCTTTTGGAGTACTTAACTATTCCGGCATGCTCTTCAATAAGGGCAATACGAGGACTCCGCTGTCCTCGGCTATCGGCGGCAGAATCAAGACCACCGATCATGTTGAATTTGTAACTGGTCAGGAGTATACGACTGGGACTGCTTCTCAGCCTGCTATCTCCGAGACCGCTTCCCTGACTGCTCCTCAGCCGACTGTGATCACTCGTGAGCAGAAGACGAACGTGACGCAGATTTTCCATTATTCCGTTGGTGTTTCCTACGCCAAGGAAAGCAACATGGGCACTCTGTCCGGCGTGAACATCGCTAATCAGGTTGCTAATCCGATGAGAGAACTCGACTTCCAGGTTGCCGCCAAGATGCAACAGGCGGCTAACGACATCGAGTACACCTTCATTAAAGGCGCGTACAACAAGGCAACCTCCGACGCGACCATCAACAAGACTCGTGGCCTTGTGAATGCTGTCGATGAGAATAACGTCATCGCGATGGAGAGCAAGCCGCTCGGCATTTGGGATGTAGCCCAGGCTATGAAGCTGATTCAGGAGGCCAATGCCCCTGTCGCCAATCTGGCTCTGTGGGTTGATGCTACGACTCTTTTCCAGCTCAATGCTGATGCCGCCCAGAATGGCCTGACGGTCGTTCCGGCAGCCAGAGAGGTCAATGGCATTCAGCTTTCCTCGATCATCACTCCGCTTGGCGTTGTTTACCTGTACCTTGGCGAGTACCTTCCGGCTGGTACGGCTCTGCTCCTCAACCTTGACGTGATTTCGCCGGTTTATCAGCCGATTCCTGGCAAGGGGTCATTTTTCCTTGAGGAACTCTCGAAAGTAGGAGCCGGAACGACTTATCAGCTGTTTGGTCAGGTCGGCCTTGACCACGGCCCGATGTGGTATCACGCTAAGTTCACCGGCATCTCAACTGCCTTCACGAAGCCGACCTACAGCCGCTCCGTATACGTTGCCAATGCTTCCGAGATCGGCGCTTAACTGACGGAAAGAGGTGAGCAGAATGACAAAAACTGAGATGGCTAATCGCCTACTCCTCATGACGGAAGAGAAGGATGTGGACATTCTGCTTGCCTACATTGACATGGCTGAAGACGTAATCCTTCGGCATTTGTATCCCTTTAGAAGTGATGTGGTGAGCGTCCCCGACCAATACCAGACGGTGTGGGTCGAGGTCGCCGCCTACATGATAAACAAGCGAGGAGCGGAAGGTGAGAGTGTACATCTTGAGAACGGCATCAGCCGTCATTATGAGGATGGTGACATCCCTCCAACACTGCTCCGCAAGCTTGTGCCGTATTCGGGGGTGCTTTGAGATGCGCCTCCAGGCACGGAATACTCGCGATGTCTGGTACTGCCTGTATCAGGGAGTGGAAGATCAGACGGATGGGTATTCTGGGTGGGAAACAAGTGAACAGAAGGTGATTTACGGAAAGCCAGTCAAGGCACGCATGAATGTGGCCTTCACAAGCGGCATGGCGCGAGAGATGCCCTACGGCATTTCAGTTCCTTATGACAAGCTGCTTGTTACATGCGACATGGATTGCCCAATCGACGAACACTCCGTGCTTTTCATCGACAAATCCCCAGAAGAATCTGACTATGACGGAAATCCAGATTACGACTACATCGTGACGCGAGTAGCGCCATACCTGAGCCATATCCTGATTTCCGTGAAGAAGGTGAAGACCTCATGAGCAGTAAGACTGTTCGGGTGACACTCGATAAAGACAGCATCGACAATGCCGTAGCTGAGTTGCTCAGGTTTAAGAACAAGATCCAAGAAGGCACAGCGGCATTTGTCGAGACTCTTGCATCAATCGGCGTGGAACAGGCTAGGGAGGGTTTCTCCTCTGCCGAGTATGACGGCACGAACGATGTGAGCGTCAGCTTTTCGGAGCCAAGCGATTACACCAAGACTGTAGAGGCCAAGGGTGACGCGACGCTCTTTATCGAGTTCGGAACTGGCGTTGTCTATCCTGATGATCATCCAGAAAAGCCGCCTGACATAGTCGGCAGAGGTGAGTACGGAAAGGGACATGGTTCCAGCTCAGATGGTTGGTATTATCCAAGCGAGAATGGGCTAGGTTCCAATGGGTCTTACAAAATCAGGCCAAGCGGTAAAGTCGATGACAAGTGGGTACACACCTACGGCAATCCGGCAAATGCATGCATGTACAACGCACGGAAGCACCTTGAAGAGATCTTCATGGAGAAAGCTAAGGAGATTTACGACCAATATGATTGATTGTGAAGAAGAGGTATACACCCGATTAGCAGACATCCTCCGTGAAACCTACGATGACGGCATTTATGTCACTGGGGAGTATGTCAGAGCGCCGTCATCCTTTCCACATGTGTCCATCGTCATGATGGATAATCCGTCACTAAAGCAATGGCAAGACAACCGTCTCGAAGACGTGATGGTTGAGCCTGTCTTTGAGATAAATGTTTATTCCAACAAGAGGGGCGCGAAAAAGACTGAGTGCAAAGCGATTGCCAATACCATCGACAATGCGCTCACTAAGATGAATTTCCGACGAGTGGCCTACACTCCGGTCCCGAACCTGGAAAACGCTACTATATATCGCATCGTCATGCGCTATCGCGGAATGACGGACGGCACTTACTTCTACAGGAGGTAAAGCTATGTCAGCTACAAACACCTATATGACCTATCTGATGCACGGCACTGGCACTGGAACGGTCACCTATGAAAAGCTTCTCGACATCACTTCCTTCCCGGATATGGGCGAGGATCCTGATCTGCTTGAGACGACTACCCTGTCTGACCCGATGCAGACCTTCATCCTTGGCATTATCCAGATGGGCAGCGGCCTGTCCTTTGAGGCTAACTATGACAAGACAACCTTCACGGCACTGAAGGCCCTGGAAAACAAGACCGAGAAGTATGCTCTCTGGTTTGGCGGTTCTGAGTCCGGCGGCGTAGTCACGCCTGACGGTTCCAACGGCAAGTTTTCCTTCGACGGTCAACTTTCCGTCCGTGTCCTTGGCGCTGGTGTCAACGAAGTTCGGAAGATGAGCATCCTGATTGCTCCGTCTACCCCGATTGACTTTGAATGACTCATTCACTCTCACATCCATCTTGAGGAGGGATTTTAGCAATGGCTAAAGAGATTAAGTTTACCTACGACGGCGTTGAATATACATTGGGCTTCACACGGCGCACCGTGCAGATGCT